AATCTGTCACGAATGCGCTAAGGCGATCATACAAACAGGTATTAAGGAAGTTATTATGGATACGTTGCCCTCGGGCAACTGGGAAGAATCGGGTAAGTTATCATTGCAAATGTTCGCTGAAGCTGATATAACTTACAAATTTATTAAGGAGTGAGAATGGCAGAGATTGCAATCGACTACGATAATACATATAGTTCTTTTAAAGAAGAAATTGATGTATTCGTTAAAGCATTAAAAAAGAATGGCCATAGTGTTCACTTGGTTACAGCAAGAAATGAAAAGCTCGAACCTATCGATGATGATTTAAGCATATTCGATCATGTGTTTTATACAGATGGAAGAGCTAAGGCATCCGTCGTTAGAGCTGATTTGTTTGTTGATGATTCACCAGTAACATTATGTTGTGATTTTGTACCTGGGGCTGCTCATGCTGAACCAAGTAGAGCATTACATCAGGGTTATAAAGATACGCATATTTTATGGAATTTTGAGGAAGGTAAGTTTGTTAGTTATGTGACTAAGCAATTTAATCCTAATCATATCAAAGGAAAGAAATAATGCAAATAATTTTAGTAAATGGTAAGAAAAGGTCTGGCAAAGATTATTTTGCTTCAATATTAAAGGATGAATTAGAAAAGGTCGGCAAAACAGCTGAAATAATGTCATTCGCAGATCCAATTAAAGACATTTTAGCCACAACACTAAATATTTCGCTAGAAGAGTTAGATGAATATAAAAATCAAACATATCCTATAGGTGTACAAGTTGCAACATACGACGACTACGATTGCCAGTATTTAACTAATTTTAGAGCTATTCTTCAAAACTTCGGCACTGAGGCTATGAAAAAATACTTCGGAGAAAATGTCTGGTCTGAACTTCTTTTAGAGAGGGCAAGTCAGCGTGGCACTGACTTCGTAATCGTCCCAGACTTCCGTTTCTTGAGCGAATGTGTAAGTGACATCACAGTCAGAATTAGAAATGACGAAATAGATAATAATTGCACCGATAATCATAGGTCTGAAAATGAGCTAAACGATTTCGAGTTTAAGTACACTATTAACAATAGCGGACGCCCTGATTTAACTCTAGAGACTCGAAATTTCATTGCGAAATTACTCAGTAGCTAACACCGGTATTGAGCGTTCGTTTTTGATGATAGTATAGTGATCGTATTTAACATCGACTGTCATGATACTTTCAGTACTATCATCTATAGTGCTCATGAATATGTCGCCAATAGATTCAATACGACAATTAGTAAATTCAATTTTTAAAATTTTATGACCTTTGTTGTTATTGATTTCTACCCAGAAGTCAAATGAATTGTCGGCGTATTGTCCAGAAGTAGGAGAAATGTTCTGAATAACTTGATCCATGAATTCGTGATAGATGTTAAAATCTTCGTCTATTAACATTTCAAAGGATAATCCGTTGTATGTGAGAACATCACCAGCGAGAGCAAGTCTAGAACCGGCACGACCACCTACTTCAGGCAAACTGAAATTAATACCCGGAATATTTATGCTAGTCAAATAAAATGGTAAATTTTTAAATTTATCTGAACCAGCCGTAAAATTGGTCTTTTGAGCAAGATTATTATAGTTCATTGCATCCCTTTTTTAAGTTGGTTTATTGTATAATATTATTATATTTATAAAAGAGCGAAGGTTCAAAAGGGAAACAATGACAGAGAAAAAGAAGCAAAAACACAACTATACAAGTGAGCTTGAGTTAAAATCGTTATTGATTCGTATTAAAAATGATCGTGCTGATTTAGGGACGACTAAACGAAATAGTGTCATTAACAAATATGTTAAATGGCATACTAAAATCAATAATAAGAAATATCAAAATCCGCAGAAGCGTAATATTACGAAAGCGAAACTAAAAGACCTTATTGTACGTTATTCAGAAGAAACGCGCGTAGACCGCGAATCATATGAAAGATTCGGCGAAATAATTCTTTTAATGATTAAAAACATTCTTAAGAAACCTCAATTTAGTGGGTACACTTATCGAGATGATTTTTATTCAGACGCAGTCTATAAGATTTTAAAGTACCTCCACAACTTTGATCATACATTAATTTCTGAAAGAACAGGTACGCCTGTTAATTCCTTTGCGTATATTTCACAAATCATCCATAATAGTATTTTGTTTATTATCAATACGAAGAAAAAAGAAAATACTAATATGAAGAAGCAGATTGCTTTAGAAAGTATCGCACACAACATTAAAGGTGTTCATGAACATGTTCAAGATCCTCTTTATAGCGAAGAAAGAGTGATTGAAGAGTTGGTTCAAGAATTTCATATCGATACTATTGATGAAACTTTAGTTAATACAATCAGCAAAATGAAATTTACTGATGATAGAAAGACTAGAGTTGTTGTATTATACCCATCGGATTATTTGATTACCTTTGATGAATATAATGAGTTGAAAAAATACTTCAAACCTAATATGAGTTTAGTGAGGTCTTCAAATGAGTGATATAGTTTATTATAACGAAGGCGAAATGCCGTTCGAACTTACTAAGCAGTATGATGTTGATAAATATCCATACTTAGTAAATGAAGTTATGCAACACATTGAAAAAATTAAAGGTGAAGATAAAGAAATGTCGCTCGTTGACATTATCGTAGATTACGGTCTAAAGAATAATGTTGACATTGAGCTCATAGGTGATGCCATTAGCAATGATGTTTATTTTAAATCATTCATCAAAAAAGATTGCGAATTGCATCGAATTTTTAGAACAGATCAACCAGAAGAATGGTAAAGGAGAAGTAGGATGAACTTTAGAGACTTTATTGCCCAAGCGCCCGAAGAAGTTGAAGTTGATGCACCGACTGATGATTCATATGAAGAAGATTATTCATATGACGAAGAAAGTGCACCAGAATCTGATGAGGAATAGTTGTGGCCGATTGGAATTGTATGTGGTTTTACTGTAAAGAAAAATCCAAAGAATATTATAATAAAATTATTACGTTTCTTAAAAACAATTTTAATTAAACGGTTCTATTTGATATTCCTCAAATAGAGTTTGCAATGCAAATGTCAATTTCCCCGACCTTGGGTATTCTGGGAATTTCTTTTTCCCAGAATATTCTTTTTTCAACTTGTTATAATTACGCTTAGATACTGTTGGCTCTTTGGGTTTTTCAGTATGATGAATTATTGGATAAGTACCTTTAACATAGTACTCAATCAATTTCTCAAGCATAACAATACGATCTTCTACAGATTTGGGTTGACGGTACCGACTGGTGTTATTCCAAATTTTGAAGAACCATACATTACACGCTCTGCATAGAACACCACGAACTAGACCTGCACCATCTTCGCCCAATATTTCTTTTGATGTCTTATGTTGATGATCTAATGAAATGCCCGTTTCATCAGTGATTGGATTATTGCAAATAGCGCAGCATCCATTTTGTTCATCTAGTATCTCTTCGCGAAGTTCTTTCACTTCTGATGATTTTAATTGATGTAAATCTGTCATTCTACCTTTCTTTATGTTTATCAAAAAAAATATTTATATGTTTTCAGTTTTTTCACATTTTGTGAAAAAAATTGTTTACATCTACTTTAGATGTGATATAATTAGATATAACAAATGGCAAAATTGAAGGAAGAAGATGATGAAAGTACTAGGTGATGCAGGTTTACTCGTAGCTTCAATGAAAGCTCACTCAGCAACCAACGAATACATCAAAGATCATGGCGAGCATCCTTTTAATTGTGGCTTCGCATGGGTAGTTGTTAAAGGTGCTCGTGGAAAGAAAGCTGAACTTCTCAAAGCACATGGATTCAAAAAACGTTACGATGGCCCTGGTCTAAGTCTTTGGAATCCGTCTGAATCTTACACTCAGGATATGTCAGCTAAAATGGCTGGTGCAGAAGTTTATGCTAAATTCCTTCGTGAACTTGGTATCGATGCTCAAGCATTCTGCCGATTAGATTAATAAAGGATATAAAATGAAGATAAAGTTTCACAAGGATTTTGAGCAAAAGGAGATCTTTAGAGAGATCTTTAAGATGGCACCAAGAGCAGCTCCACATTTCGTTGGTGAAGACGATATGTTTGAGGTAGTTAAACAAGGTGATATGTATGTTGTTGAGCACATGTCAAACCGATTTAATAAAAAGAAATC